ACAACTGAGGACCAATTAATGTTTGAGCTAATAGTAATGACACTGACCGTTCTGGTCGTGTGTGGCGGCGTTCGCCGCGAGGTGGTACGGGTACTGGAGGCTACTGTCAATGAGTGAGCTTTCCGATTACCAGACGCTGATACACGCGAGCCGCTACGCGCGATACCTCGACGACGAGGAGCGCAGGGAGACATGGCCCGAGACTTGCAAGCGGTACACCGACTTCTGGCTCAACAAGGAGATGATTACAGATGCAGAGGCAAAGAAGTTCACCAAGGCAATTGAGGACATGGCGGTTATGCCGAGTGCTCGGTGTTTGTGGACTGCTGGTCCTGCTCTGGAACGCGACAACGCCGCCGGGTTCAACTGCACATATGCGGCAGTGGATCACATCAGGGCCTTTGACGAGGCATTTTATTTACTGATGTGTGGGGCTGGATACGGCTTCTCTGTCGAGCGCCAGTACATAAGCAAGCTACCGGAGGTGCCAGAGGACTTGGTGCCTTGCGACACCGTCATCATGGTTGCCGACTCGAAGCAGGGCTGGGCATCAGCACTGCGTCAACTGATCAGCCTACTGTACTCCGGGCACGTGCCGACATGGAACGTGGATAGGGTTCGCGCGGCTGGTAGCAGGCTGAAGGTTTTTGGCGGCAGGAGTTCGGGCCCCCAGCCATTGGTCGAGCTATTCGAGAGCGTTGTGCGGATCTTTAAGGGCGCGGCAGGCCGGAAGCTAAATTCACTGGAGTGCTTGGACATCCAGAATTTCATTGCCTCTGCCGTGGTGGTCGGGGGCGTGCGAAGAGCGGCCCAGATCAGCCTGTCTAACGTCTCAGATGACCGCATGAGGATGGCTAAGTCTGGCGCGTGGTACGACGCCAACGGTCAGCGTGCGCTGTCCAACAACTCGGCAGCGTACACGGAGAAGCCCGACTTCGCTGTGTTCCAGTCTGAGATGAAAGCGTTGTATGAGAGCTACAGCGGCGAGCGAGGCATCTTCAATCGGGAGGGCATACAGAAGAAGATCGCGGCACACGGACGGCGGGACGCAGACCAGGAGTTCGGCTGCAACCCTTGTGCTGAGATCGCACTTCCGAGCCAATCTGCCTGCAATCTGTCAGAGGTTGTGATTCGCGGCGGTGACAATCCAGACACCCTAGCGGCACTGAAAAAGAAGGTAGAGATAGCGGCCATATTCGGGACGCTGCAATCAACGCTCACCGACTGGCGCTATGTACGGAAGTCGTGGATCGAGAATCTGGAGCGCGAGCGTCTGCTCGGCATCAGCTTCACCGGTATCTGCGATCACCCGACCATGAGCGGCAGCGAGGGTCACGACAAGCTGGGCAAGTGGCTGCGCGAACTGCGTGACCACGCCGAGAAGGTGAACGAGGAGTGGGCAGAGCGTCTGGGCATAAACCCGTCGCACTCTGTCAGCTGCGTTAAGCCATCGGGCACGGTTTCACAGCTCGTGGATAGCAGCTCAGGGTGCCACCCACGCTACTCGGCTAGGTACATCCGCCGGGTGCGTCAGAGCCTAAACGACCCACTAACGACCTTCCTTGTGGATCAGGGTGTGCCACACGAGCCGTGCGTGATGTCCCCGGACAGCACGATGGTGTTCGACTTCTACATCGAGTCACCTGAGCACTCGCTCACTGTGGCCGACGTGGGGACGATCGACCAGCTCGAACTCGCCAAGACCTACGGCGAGAACTGGGCGACTCACATGGTCAGCTGCACGACCTACTACACGGACGACACATGGTTCGCAGCCTGCCAATGGGTCTGGGACAACTGGGACTCGGTTGCCGGTATGAGCTTCTTGCCGCACGACGGTGGCACTTACAGACAGGCCCCATACGAGGAGATCAGCAAGGCCGAGTACGTTCAAGCGACTCTCTGCATTGATCCAATCAAGTGGGACGAGCTTCCGGCTTACGAGAGGGGCGACACCACAGAGGGCGCAAAGACTGCGGCCTGTGTCGGTGACGCCTGCGAGCTGTGAGCGCCAAGCATTGGTGGGACAGCGACAGACCACCTCGTGACTACGCACTAGCCCTGCTGGAAATGCAGGGCGAGCCAGACCGCCAGAAATCTTTTATGGAGACGCACGTACCCGAGCACATCCGGGACATCGTGCGCGACCACTACAAGACGGCGGTTGCTCTAGGAGGTAACAAGTGATCAAGGAAATCATGCGGCGAAGGATTGCCGCGCAGACCAAGGAGTACTTAGCCAGGGGCGGGGTCATCGAAAAGGTGCCCCGCGTGATCTTTTGTCCAGCAAACATGGAGTGGGCAAGGAGGCGCGGCTGGGACTGGTCGCCATGGAACCAGAAGGGATCTCTTGGCGATCAGGTGAAGGTATTTGAAATCCAGAACATAGGCGAGGGCTGTTACCTAACCAAGCCAGCCGCGTTTGAGGGATCGGAGGATCGATGACATGGACGACGATTATGAGGAGATTGAGATGCTAGGGGATGAATTTCACCACGCCCTACTGGGTGCCGTGTACGAGCAGGACGGGGCGCCAGTGCCCTGCTACTCAAGCGGCGCAATCGTGGACCAGCTGCTGACCGAGGGCTACACCGAGGAGCAGGCGGTTGACTACATCAACGAGGTGACGGAGGGCGCGAAGATCCTGTGGATACATCCGCTAGAGCTTGAGCCGGAGTTCTCGCCGGACAACAAGCCACATCTAAGGCTGGTTCATTGAGCTTTCGGAAGTCCATCTCGCGCAATCAGGCAGACGCACATTTTAGCTACTGCATAAGGGCAGCCGCTAATTGGCGTTGTGTCAGGTGCGACAAGGACTATTCAGAAAGAAATAAGCAGGGAATCCAATGCTCGCACTTTATCGGGCGAGGCAACTGGGCAGTCAGGTATGACTATGCCCTCTCGCTTTGCGCGACATGCCACGGGCTAATGGAGGCCAATCCGATTGAACACACGAGGTTATTCACTGAGCACATTGGAGGTGAAGATGAGCTGGAAAAATATATTCAAAGGTCGGAGTGCAAGCACAGAGCCAAGTGGGCCAGAGCAAATTGGCAGGCCATCAGTAAGTTCTACCTTGCCGAGCGAAAGCGAATCGACAGCATCAGAGAACAACAAGCCAAGGAGGGTAAAAGTGAAGCCATCAAAGTCAGGAGGTACGACGAAGGGCCGGCGCATATTAGTGATCCCCGACACTCAGGTTAAGCCCGGAGTCAACACTGACCACCTTGAGTGGGCCGGTCACTACGCAGTCAAGATGAAGCCCGACGTCATCGTCCACATTGGTGACCACTGGGATATGCCCAGCCTGTCGTCCTACGACAAGAAGGGCAGCCGTCAGATGGAGGGCAAGCGTTACGTCAAGGACATCGACGCAGGCAACGAGGCCATGAATCGATTCATGGACCCGATACACGCCGAGGTGGCCAGACTAAAGAAGGGCAAGCGGAAGCGTTGGGAGCCACGGCTGGTCTACACAATGGGCAACCATGAGAACCGCATCAACCGAGCAGTTGACGCAGACGCGCAGCTAGAGGACCTGATCAGCACCGACGACTTCAACCTTGTCGAGCATGGGTTCGAGGTCGTGCCGTTCCTTGAGCCTATCGTCATCGATGGCGTGGTGTTTTGCCACTACATCTGCTCTGGCGTCATGGGCCGGTCTATCAGCAGCGCACGCATCGGCCTGACCAAGCGCCACCAGTCGTTTGTGCAGGGCCATGTGCAACAGCGTGACATTGCCGAGGGCGTCCGTGCCGACGGTAAGCGCATCACGGGAATCATGAGCGGTATTTTCTATTCTCACGAAGAGGGCTACATCACCCCGCAGCACAACACGGGGTCAACGTGGTCGGGCGTGTGGATGCTGCACGACGTACAGGACGGCGAGTTTGATTACATGCCCGTCTCAATAGATTACTTGGAGGCTAAGTATGGACTGGCGAGCTGACCAGGAAATGTCCGAGTTGTGGGAGCTGATCAGCATGGTGAGTGATGTTGAGGATATATCGATCTCATACATCAGGGATATCGCCGACGCTCACGGAATCAGCATCGAACGCTTCGTTGAGAAGTGGGTGAAGCTCTGCGACGAGGGAAACATTGTCATCAACCAAGCGGAGGCAAAGATGCATGGCATCCATTAACGATGTAACACCAGAGGAGTGGGACGCATTGACCGACAAGGAACGCTACTACGACAACCGAGCTTATCCGAAGGAGGTGAAGAGTGTGACTGAGCCCGATCCGGTGGAGAGTCCAGCCCACTACAACGTGGGGGAGGTGCAGGCCATTGATTACATTCAACAGCAATTAGGTAGCGGCGTTAAGAGCTACCTAGAGGGGTCGGTGCTTAAGTACATGCATCGCTGGCGGTTCAAGAACGGCGTTGAGGATTTAAGGAAAGCGCGCTGGTTTCTCGATCGACTTATCTACGAAGAAGTGCAAGGAGGGTAAATGGAATACGAGATAGGTTACTACGCAGGGAAGGTGTTGGTCTGGACGATGATCTACCTGATCACGTTTGAGGCATACGCCGCACACAAGAGGCAAGGAGGCTAGATGGAAAAAGAGAATCGTTACTTAGAGCTGAGTAGGCTGGACTGCTCACCCGGAGTCGAG